CAATTGGCGCTACGGCTGGCACGGCGAGCGATCTTGTGGTGAATGCGTCTTGGGAAGAAATCAATTCCTGATAGGATTGCCAGATGCCCCTACGTCCTCCGGCTGGCTTTAGGTCTGCGTTTTATGATCCACTGAAGGTTGCTGATGCGCCGACCATTGGCACGGCTACGGCTGGCGACGCGCAGGCTTCTGTGACGTTTACAGCGCCTTCTAACGTGGGTGGCAGCGCAATTACGCAATACTATGCTGTTTCTGATCCTAGCCAGATTACAGGTAATGCAGCGTCTTCTCCGGTTACTGTCACGGGGCTGACGAACGGCACGCCATATACGTTCCGCGTCTGGGCGCTGAATAGCTACGGGCCTTCGCCTTATAGCGCAGCGACAGGAAGTGTGACGCCTGCGGAAATTAGGGGCATTTTTGCTGGAGGAACAAATCAATCGGCCTCTTATGTTAATGTTATTGATTATGTGTTAATAAGCACTTTAGGAAACGCGACAGATTTTGGGGATTTAACAACCGAAACTTCATATTTAACTGCATGCTCTTCTTCTGTAAGGGGGGTTTTTGGCGGCGGAATTACTAACGTTTCTACCACCAATGTTATTCAATATGTTACCATAACTTCAAATGGCAATGCTACAGATTTTGGTGATTTATTAAATACAGTTTACAGTTTAGCGGCTTGTTCATCAAGCACGAGAGGGGTTTTTGGGGGTGGTGTCAATATAAATGTGCTTCAATATATTACTATTTCATCTACTGGCAATGCCACAGATTTTGGAGATTTAAATGTTCAAGTTTATGCATTAGCTGGAACATCTTCAACAACTAGAGGGTTGTTTGCTGGCGGGCAAGATTCATCTGGATTGATTAACATTATTAATTATATAACCATAGCGTCTACAGGGAATTCTTCGGATTTTGGAGATTTAACTATAGCCAGAAATAATTTAGGGGCCTGCTCGTCCGCTACGAGAGCAGTTTTTTGTGGTGGGAATACTGGCGGCCTTGGCGATCCAAATGTGCTTGATTATGTCACTATAGCTTCTACTGGCAACGCTGTAGATTTTGGTGACTTACCCAATGCTTTGATAGAGTTGGCTGCGACCTCTTCTTCAACACGAGGAGTAATAGGTGGTGGGTACAATGCCACTACATGGACAAATGCAATTAATTATATAACAATTTCATCAACAGGAAACGCTACAAATTTTGGACAATTAACTGTTAGAAGGAATAACCTTGCCGCCTGCTCTAACGGTCACGGAGGACTTTAATCATGCCATCTTACAGCGGCGTCTGGAACCTCGTGGCGGTGTATCAGGCGGTGGGGGCGGGGCAGTGGAACCCGCCAGTAGGAGATCGTGGTCTTTTTGGGGGTGGTCAGCTTGCATCTTCAAGCTACTCTAACACCATTGATTATATAGCAATCGCCACTACCGGAAACGCTGCTGATTTTGGTGATTTAACTGTTATTGAATCTTTTCCAGCTTCATGCGCTTCAGCAACAAGGGCGCTTTTTTATGCTGGATATGATGGCGCGGCCAACAATACAATTTCTTATGTTACTATTGCTTCAACAGGGAACGCATTAGATTTTGGAGATATTTATAATAACACTTATGTTGGTTATGGTTGTTCAAATTCAACAAGAGGTTTAATGGGTGGTGGTTATAGTGTTTCAACGCCAACTAATGTAATTAGTTATATGACTATAGCTACTACGGGAAATTCAACAGATTTTGGTGATATGACAGTTGCAAGATATGGCACGCAATCTTGCGCGTCGTCTACTAGGGCGGTTTTTGGGGCTGGTTACGTAGATCCACCGTCAACAAATGTTATGGATTATGTGACTATTGCAACCACGGGCAATGCAATTGATTTTGGCGATTGCGAACCTAGACAATTACTTGGCGGCGGGTGTTCATCTGCAACCAGAGGATTGTTTGGGGGAAGTAATGATAGCACCAACGTGATCCAATATATTACAATAGCTTCTACGGGCAACACCACTGATTTTGGTGATCTTATTAATGCTATGGGTAGAAATTGTGGAACATCAAATTCTACTAGAGGTGTTTTTGCTGCTGGCTCTACAAGCGCAACCACAAGCACCGCTTTTAACGCTATTAACTATGTAACCATTGCGACAACTGGTAATGCCACGGATTTCGGGGATACTAGCGTTGCGCGACTTGGATTGACTGGCACATCTAACGCCCACGGAGGATTGTAACCGTGTCCATCAAGAACTGGAACGCCGGGATTATTCGTCCTGTAGCTGTCGCGCCTGCTGGCCCCTATCAGGATGGCGCCGCGAAGGGCGTGTGGACATTGGATCAGGCGGCGTTTTGGCAGAAGCAAGGGCTGTGGCCGATTGCGGGGAATGTTGCGCCGACTGGTTTGTTTGGGGGAGGCTATACTGGAAGTAGCTATGTAAACACAATAGATCGTTTGATCCTTAATACAGCAGGCAATGCAACTGACTTTGGTGATTTGCTTCAAAGTTTGTATGCGACAGCCGCTTGCTCGTCTTCTACTAGAGGAATTTTTGCTGGCGGATTTACAGGGTCAGTCCGTGTAAATGTTATTCAATATGTGGCTTTTTCTACATCAGGTAACTCTGTAGATTTTGGCGACTTATCTCAAACAAAAATGGCATTTGGTGGCGCCTCTAATTATGTGAGAGGTGTATTTGGTGGTGGCGATGATGGGGTAAATAATGTTAATGTAATAGAGTATATCACTATTGCTTCCACTGGAGATTCTACTGATTTTGGTGATTTGACAATTTCTGTGTCTAGCAATACCGCATGCTCTTCTTCTGTTCGCGCTGTTTTTGCTGGAGGATTAAGCCCAAATTCTAATGTTATTGGGTACATTACAATAGCATCAACTGGAAATGCTACAGATTTTGGCGATTTAACTGTCGCTAGATACAATCTTGCGGGCTGCTCCTCTGCAACTCGCGGGATTTTTGGCGGAGGAAACTCCGGTTCAAATTCAAATGTAATTGATTATATTACCATTGCAACCATTGGAAACGCTTTAGATTTTGGCGATTTATTGTCTGCTACCAATGCTATAAGCGCCTGCGCATCAGACACCCAGGGGTTTTTTGCTGGCGGTGTTATTTCTGGTGTTGCAACAAATGTTGTTCAGTATGTGACTATAGCTTCAACAGGAAATGCTGTAGATTTTGGAGATTTAACTCAAGCACGCTCTGGCGCTGCCGCCTGCTCATCTACTGCGGCTGCTGTCCAGCCTACTCCGACAAGTTCTGCAACTGCCCTGTTTGCTGGATACTACGGCCCCGCTAATTATTACTTTATCCAGTATTTGAATATTGCCACGACAGGTTATCAGAACTATTACTTTGGGAATCAGTTCGACAACCGCTACGGTTTGGCCGGGTTTGGTTCTTCAACTCGTGCGGTTTGGAGTGGTGGAGCAGGCACCCAAGACCCAAGCAACGTGATTGATTACGTCACAGTTGCTTCTACAGGCAACGCTTTAGATTTTGGTGATGCCACTCAAGCGCGCCGGTATGTAGCTGGACTTTCAAACGACACTCGCGGGCTTGCTTGCGGCGGGTACACCGGATCGGCGTACACCAACACGATTGATTACGTGACGATTGCGTCTGTTGGCAATGCCACGGACTTTGGCGATTTGACAGTCGCAAGAAACGGTGCCGCTGGTTGTGCGTCAACCACTCGCGGGTTAATTGGGGGCGGCTCCACTGGCAGTGGCAACTCTAATGTTGTTGACTACGTGACGATTGCATCTGCAGGCAACGCCACCGATTTTGGCGATTTAACAGCAGCCAGAAGCTCAGTGGCGTCATGTTCTTCCAGTACCCGTGGTATCTTTTCTGGTGGATTTAACGGCAGCATATACACCAACATCATTGATTACGTAACCATCGCTTCTGTCGGAAACGCTGTTGATTTTGGAGATTTGACTTCGGGTTCTTATGGTGGTTCCGCCGCGTCATCTTCAACACGCGGAGTAATTTCAATTGGTGACAACGGATCACTTACTGCAAATATTGACTACGTGACCATTGCCAGCACGGGCAATAGCGCAAACTTTGGTTATTTGATCGTCCCAACTTCAAACCTTGGAGCTTGCTCCAATGCCCATGGTGGGCTCTAACAACAAACAGGAGAAATCTTTTGTCTAATGACCTGATTATCGGCAACATCAACACTGCTCTGGCTGTCAAGAAGCCGGAATACAATCTGATGTTGAAAAACATTCAGGACCGCATGCCTGCTGTCGTTCGCGACACCAGCAACTTCCACAAGTCTCACTCCCAGTTCATGCAAGTAACGCTGGATGTCACCGCGATTACGCCGATCCGGTCCATCAAGCACACGCTTGCCGAGATTGACCGCACCCGGTCAGCCCTGCAGGAAGCCTACATTGGTCTGCGGAAGAAGCAGGTTGAACTGAAGCGCAAGCAGGCGGAATTGGAAAAGGCAGAGGATGCTTTTGACCGCGAGATGCTTGAGATCGAAATTCTGGAACTGAACAGCCACATCGAGGGCACCCAGAACCACGTCAACGGCGCAATCCGTAAGATGAATTTCTTTGTCAACCAGCACAAGCAGTTGCTGGAGAAGATTGGCAAGGAAGAGATTACCGAGGAAGACTACGAGCGCGAAGAAGCCAAGTATCATATCATGACGGCGATGAAGCAGGGTCTGACCGCTGCCCGCAGCCGGAATGGCATGATTGACGAGGGTAATTTCATCTACCTTTTTGACCTCGGCATTAACGCCGCCCAGGCCCAGGCAGAAGTCTATGCTTACCTCCACATGGAGAACCAGCTTATCTCTGAGGGCAAGGCTCCCACGCATGAGATGACCATGCGGTGGCTGGAAGCTTGCGCCGACAAGTGGCTGGATTGCCCAGAGACGTTTGCCAAGCGCCGGGGCTTCAGCATCTTTGACAAGTCCAGCCTGACCAATGTGCCGCAAATTACGCAAGAGGCCGCCGAATAATGCACCTCGTGATCGGCACGCCCTGCTACGGCGGCATGATGTGTACTGAGTACACCCAGTCGCTGCTGGCGCTGAAAGAGGCGTGCATGCAGTACAACATCAAGATGACGTGCATCTTCTTGGGCAATGAAAGTCTGATCCAGCGGGGTCGGAATACGATTGCCCATCTCTTCCTGAAGATGGAAGACGCCACGCATTTGATGTTTATTGACGCTGACCAGAAGTTTATCCCCAATGATATCGCCCGGATGATCAAGGCGGATAAGGGGATTATTGGTGGCGCGGTGCCCATGAAGGGCATCAATTGGAGCCGGGTAAAGATGGGCGCGCTGCTTAATCACCCGGATCTTGGCAAGCTGACGGGCATCTTCAACATCAACAAACTGCCCGGCCACGAGATGATCACGGCCGAAATGCCGTTCCAAGTGAAGCATGTTGGCACTGGGTTTATGCTGATCCGCCGGGATGTGTTTGAAGCCCTACAGGATCATGTCGGCTGGTATAAGAATGGCGGTGTTAGCATTCCGCCGGAAGACAAGGTTTACGACTTCTTTAAGGTCCAGAATGTGGACAATGAATTGTTGTCTGAGGACTACAATTTCTGTCACATGTATCGCGAGAATGGTGGGACTGTTTGGGTCGCGCCTTGGTGCGAACTGGGCCACTTTGGCGCGTATTTGTTCAGCGGGCAGTATGCCCAGAGCGGAGGGTTAGAAGATGGCGCATCATTGCATTAAGTATCGGCTGGCGGCTGATGGGACGGTGCCGACGTTTCTGTGCCTCCATCCCGAGGGTGTTGGCGGCGTGTTTGTGGTGGGTGATCCTGCTACTCCTAGCCCACGTGATATGGTGATGATCGGCCTGTCTGAGAATGACGACACGGGCGATGCCGAGGTGATCCCGACGCAAGCCGATCTGGAAGCCTATCTGGCGTCTGTGGGGGCGGATTGGTCCTCCCCTGATCCGGCCAATCCGGGCGATCCGCAGGCTACTGTGCCGTTTGATCCGGTGGCTGCAGCCCAGTGGGTGTGGGACCGCAAGGCGGCGCTTGACGCGGTTGGCTAATGGAACTGCCCAAGCTTACCCCTATCGTTCAGTTTGCCACGGCCAGTTTTGCGCTGGCTGTCGGCGGCTACACGGCCGGCGAGAAGTTTGGCTGGTTTAAAAATGAGATCATTGCTTGGGCGCCGGAGCACTTTCGGATTGAGCCGGCCAAGATCGGGCAGCCTGTTACGGTAACAGTGGCCAGGATCAAGAAGCGGGATGATTGTTCGGTAGAGGGGTTTGAGGTCACGGTCAGGGATGGCGGTGGGGTGGTTCATCAGGCAACGCCCAGCATGACCCGGTTTACCGGCCCGGCTGGCCCGGAGGTGGATACGTTTACTTATCTTCTGACGATTGATGATAAGGAGACTATCAATCCTGGCCGGGCAACGCTGCTGGCCACGATCAAGTACAAGTGCCCGGAGGGGGAACGGACGGTAACCTATCCGCGCCACCAGAACCTCACCTTCATGCTGGAGAAGTAAGATGGAGCAGTTGCTTAATCTGGTCAGGACGGTGGCGCCGAGCATTGCCAGCGCGGTGGGTGGCCCGCTGGCTGGCATGGCCACCAAGGCGATTTCTGAGGCGCTGTTGGGTAAGCCAGACGGTACTGAGGAAGAATTGGCCCAGGCGGCTACCAAGGCAACGCCGGAGCAATTGCTGGCACTGAAAAAGGCAGAGAATGACTTTGCTTTGCAGATGCGCGAGTTGGACATTGATCTAGAGCGGATTGCTGGTGCCGATCGAGACAGTGCCCGCAACCGGGAGATTAAGACCAAGGACTGGACGCCCAAGATCCTGGCTGGCGGTATTACTGTCGGTTATTTCGGGGTGCTGTTCTACATGCTGACGCACGGCCTGCCGACCACGGGCGGGTCTGAAGCCATGTTAGTGATGCTGGGTACGTTGGGCACTGCCTTTGGCGGTGTCATGGCCTATTATTTTGGCTCGTCTGCCGGCAGCAAGGAAAAGACCGAGGCGATGAACAGGATGGTCAGCAAATGAGCAATTTCCCCAAGATATTGGCGAACACCCTTCACCACGAGGGGTTGTGGTCCGACCACGTGAAAGATCCCGGCGGTGCGACTATGAAAGGGATCACCCTGAAGACCTATTCGGATTTCCTTGGTCGCCCGGCCATGAAGGATGAGTTGCGGCGCATCCCCGACGATCATGTTGAGACGATTTACCGCAAGGGCTATTGGGACAAGATCAAGGGTGACGAGCTTACTGCTATCTGTCCTGGGCTTGCTGCGGCGGTCTTTGACTTTGCGGTAAACAGCGGCCCAGGTCGGGCTGCTAAGGCACTTCAGGGCCTCTGCGGGGCCGTTACGGATGGCGGCATTGGCCCCAATACCCTGAAGCAGGTGAAGGCTTGGGTAGAGATTATGGGGCCGCAGGGGGCGATTGATGCGTATCAGGCTCTTCGCCAGCACTATCTGGAGAGCTTGGATACCTTTGCGACGTTCGGTAAGGGCTGGACTCGGCGTATTACGGAAATGACCGTTTTCGCCAAGGATATGGCTTGAGTGCTTGGCTGTGAATTGCCTTGCCTTGGCTTTAAGGGGCGGTATATATTCAAGAAACGGGCGCAAGCTGAACCAGCGGCGGAAATAGGTCTGGAGACAGCATGTCCTACACTATGACGTATGACAGTCTGCTGGTCGATCTTCGTCGCTACCTTGAGCGTGGTTTCACCGAGGAAAGCGACCAGATTGTTTATGACCAGTTGCCTCGCCTGATCACGTTGGGCGAGCGTAGGATTGCGCGTGAACTGAAGATTGAAGGTTTCATTCGCGCCGTTCAGACGCCGCTGCAGGTTGGCGTTGCAGTGTATCTGAAGCCAGACCGCTGGCGCGATACGGTCAGCATGACGGTGAACGGTTCTCCGATCTTTGCCCGGTCTTATGAGTATTGCCGCAACTATTGGCCTGATGAAGCGCAGACGGCAGCGCCGCAGTTTTATGCGGATTATGATTATCAGCATTGGCTGATCACGCCGACGCCTGATGCGACGGATACTCTGGAGATTTTGTATTACGAACAGCCTGCGTTGCTGGGTGATGATTTTCAGACCAATTGGCTGACGGAATATGCCCCTGACTTGTTGTTGTATGCGGCCTTGTTAGAGGCCACGCCCTTCTTGAAGAAGGATGAGCGCATTCAGACTTGGCAGGCTTTGTATGATCGTGCGGCGCAGGCGATTAGCGGCGAGGATTTGAAGCGCATCTTGGATCGTAGCGCCAATAGGAGTGAAGCGTAATGCCGATCTATACGGATGTCTTTGGTGGCGCGAACATTTATCCGAGCGAGATCAGCTACAGTTCGCTGACCCTGACGGTTGACGTAACACTAAGCTGGCCGGAAGAAACGTCCACGAGCGTTAATCTTGCCACCAGAATTATTGATATCTCAGCATCTAGCGCGGGGCTGAGTATTTATCTGCCGGACGCCAATAAGACTGGAACGGGCAATACAATCCTGTTCAATAATATTGGCGCGCAGACCATTACGGTTCGTAATGCTGGCGGCACTCAGGTTGTCACGGTTGCGCCGGGAACGCTCTGGCAGGTTTACCTGACCAACAATTCCACGGTTAATGGCACGTGGCGGTCTTTGCAGTATGGCGCGTCTATCAGTCAGGCCAATGCTAGTTCCTTGGCTGGCACGGGTATTGTGGCGGTTGGTACGCTGCTTAGTCAGTCTGTTCCGGTTACTTCTTTCAATACCAATTACACGGCTGGCGTGAATGACCGCGCCAAGATGTTTAATTGGACCAGTGCGGGCGGTACGTTTACGCTGCCTGACCCCACGACTGTTGGCGACAACTGGTTTGTTTATCTTCGCAATTCCGGGTCTGGCGCCATTGTGGCTGATCCGCCTGGGGTGATTACAATTGATGGCTTGATGTCATTGAGCTTCCAGCCAGACGAGTCAGCTATTATTGTTTCCGACGGCACTAATTTCTTCACTATTGGTTTTGGGCAATCTGCGACGTTTGCCTTTGACTATACGGTGATCAATGTTCCTGGCACTGGCACTTACACGCTGACTGGTTCTGAATTGAACCGGGTGGCTTATCGTTTTACGGGCGCGCTGACAGGCAATCGAACGATTGTCATTCCAGCAACGGTTCAGCAGTATTGGGTCGATAACCAGACGACTGGCGCCTATACGTTTACCATTTCGCCATCTGGTGGCGGCACGTCGTTCAATGTAACTCAAGGCTCGCGGGTTATTCTGTATTGCGACGGCACTGACGTTTTGAATGCTGCAACGCAGGGTGTTTCTTTTCCGATTTCTGTTGCCCAGGGTGGCACGGGGGCTACGACTGCCGGCGCGGCTTTGATCAACCTTGGTGGCACGTCTACGGGTATTGCGCTGTTTACGGCGGCAAATCAGGCGGCGGCTTGGTCTGCATTGGGTGTAGCGCAGGCTGGCAACATTGACGGCGGGGCGTTCTAATGCCTGTAACGACTGTCGTTCTCAAATCTCAGCCGGGCATTAAACGCGACGGCACGCGGTTTGAGGGCGATAATTATGTTGACGGTCAGTGGGTGCGTTGGCAGCGTGGCTTGCCGCGCAAGATGGGCGGCTATCGGTCAACGCAAAAGTATTTGCAGGAAATCAGCCGGGGCTTTTCCACCTTTACCCAGATGAATTTTGTTTATTGCCATTCTGGCGGGGCAAGTACCCTGGATAGATTTACAATTGACAGCACCGGCAATTCATCAATTGTGACTGACCGGACGCCTGTGGCGGTGGCTGCTACGGCAACTGTAACATTGACTGGCGGCGCGGCTGGATCGGTTGACATGATCACGGTTGACGGCGTGAATATTATGTCAGGGTCAGTTGCGTTTACGACTGACTTACCGACGACTGCCGCTGCTGTTGCGTCTAACATTAATGCTCACACATCTTCGCCGGAATATACGGCGGCTGCGGTTGGGGCCGTTATTACTATCAGTGCGGCGATCGGCGTTGGTTCAGACCCGAATGGGTATCAATTGGTTGTTACCACGACCACGATCACGGCCACTGACACTAATATGTATGGCGGGTCTTTTGCGCTCACGACTTCTGCTGAAAACATGTGGATGTTTGATTATCAGTATGATTCATCCACAAATCAAAATTACCTTCTTTCGCATGTAGCGCCTAATCGCGACTGCATCTGCAATGATGCTGGCGGCCAGATTTTCTTTGGCGAGGTGCTTGGCACTGGCGACTTGAAGTCTGTCAGCCTGCCGCCAGATGCCAATGTTACTGGCGGTATTGTCTCTCTTCACCCCTATTTGTTCTACTATGGAACGGATGGGATTATTGGCTGGTCCAAAGAGGGCGAACCGACCAATTTGACTGGCACTGGCTCCGGTTTGGCGCGTGTGTGGGGGCAGAAGATCATCAAGGGCATGCCGTTGCGTGCTGGCTCTGGATCGGCCCCTGCTGGCATTTTCTGGGCGTTTGACGCTGTTATCCGTGCGACGTTCACTGGCGGCGCCACTGTGTTCCAGTTTGATGTGGTGGCGACGGATACTTCCATCATCTCCCCGCAGTGTGTTGTGGACTATGATGGCGTTTTTTTCTGGTGCGGTGTCGATCGGTTCTTGATGTTCAACGGTGTGGTGCGTGAAGTGCCAAATCAGATGAACCTCAACTACTTCTTTGACGGCATCAATCAGCGCGCCAGGACTGAGGTTTTTGCTTTCAAGGTGCCGCGTTACGGTGAAATCTGGTGGTGCTATCCGCGTGGTGATGCAACGGAATGCACGCATGCGGTGGTCTATAATGTGCGTGAGAACACTTGGTATGACACGGAGTTGCCGAATGGCGGCCGATCTGCCGGGCAGTTCAACAACTCGTTTGCTGCGCCAATCCTGACTGGGGTTGAAGATACCGGGTCCGGCTATCGGGTGTGGGTTCATGAGCAGCTTACCGACGAATATGACGGGCCGAATATCCGACCAATTAAGTCATATTTTGAGACTGCCGACTTGTCTCGGTTGGTTGCTGGGCAGAATGAGTATTTGCGTATTACGACGATTGAGCCTGACTTTGTGCAGTCTGGCCCGATGTCGGTGCAGGTGACTGGCCGGGCGAATGCTCGTGCGCCAGAGGTTTACAGCACAGTCTTTACGTTCCCTGAGACTGCCAGTGCGCCCTATGAGCAGATTGTTATGCTCAAGGAGCAGCGCCGTGAGTTGCGGGTGCGGTTTGAGAGCAATGCCGTTTATGGCGATTACCAGATGGGGCAGATCATTGGCCACATTGATTCTGGTGACAGGACGGTGCTGGGATGAGTGTTCAGGTTACGTTGCCGACTGGTATGGGCTTGCGGGATTGGGCCGATCAGATTGCGTTGGATTTGGACCCGTATGGCGCGTTTGGTCGGTTGGATGATGAGTCCAATTGGCAGAATTGGGCCATGCAGTTTTTGAACAATATGACGTTAAGAGAAAACTTCCCTGTTCCCTACAATTTCGACAATTGGCGGGAATGGGCGGAGCGTTTCTGTCAGACCTTGGAGTAGAGAAAATGGCGATCCGTGATCAGATCATGCAGATGGCGCAGAGCGATCCGAGGTTTGCTCAAGCTGTTGACGCCATGGAGAAGGCGGTCATTAACATGCCCGTCACTCCAGAGGATCTTGAAGAAGTCATTGAGCTTCTGGAAGTCGTTGTTCAAGATCCTTCCAAGTATGCCGAGATGCGGCAGGCTGCGATTGATGACGGCGAGATTGATGAGAATGTCCTGCCGGCGCAGTTTGACATGGTTTATATCGTGTCGCTGCTGGTGGCCTTGTACGGGTTGCAGGACCGGCTTTCTGAGAAGGGGTATGCTCGCGGCGGTCTGACTGTTGGCGCCCGTAGGTTGGCTGCGCAGGGCCGTGGCGGCGATACTGAGTTGGCGCATGTTAATCGGCGCGAGGCTGAGATGCTGCGCCGGGTTGGTGGTTCTGGTGGTATTAACCCGGCCACCGGGCTGCGGGAGTACAAGTTTAAGTGGGGTAAGATCCTCGCTGCTGCTGCGCCGATTGTGTTGACTTTGGTGGCGCCCGGTATTGGCACGGCGATTGGCACGGCGATTAGCGGCAGCCTTGGTTTAGGTTTAGGTACTGTTGGAGCAGGCATTCTTGGTGGTGCCGTTCTTGGTGCTGGTAGTTCTCTTTTATCTGGAGGCAATCCGCTTACAGGGGCTGTGGGCGGCGCCTTGGGCGGCGGGTTAGGCGGCCAGATTGGTGGCCTTATACCCGGATTGTCAGGAACCGGGTTTGAAAACATAGTTGGCACCAGCCTTGTTGGGGCTGGCACGGCTGCTGCCACTGGCCGTAATCCGTTCAGCGGCGCGCTGCGTGGGGCTTTGGGCGCTGCTGCTGGTGATCTTTCTGGTAAAGCTGCCAACGAGCTTGGCTTTGGTCCTGGCGCTACTAACGAGGGATTGCAGCGCGGCATTGGCGCGGCAGGCAAAGGTTTCGGGATCGGCCTTGCGACTGGGATGGACCCAAAGGCTGCGGCAATTGCTGGTGGGTTGAGCGGGTTGGCTGCCGGTGTGATCAAGCCATCACAGGCTGTTGTGCAGAATATGCAAGGCGAAATCCCGTTAGCCCAACCTGTTACGCAACCTGATGGTACTTTAGCCCCCGCACCCGGATCTCGCGGGATGATGCCTGATGGTCGGCCTGCAACTTATGTTGCAGATCCAAGGACTGGATTTATTGAGTTGCGTCCTAATCCGGGCACTTTTGAGTATAATCCTCAAGCTAGGGCTATGGAATTTAAACCGGAACAACCCGGTATTATGGAAAGCATACGCAACGCAATTGGCCTTGGTGGTGCGCCAACGACGACTACTGGTGCCCAAGGCGCCCAAGGTGGCTTGGGCGGTCTGCTTTCCAACCCGGCTGCTTTGCTTGCCGGTGCGGCGGCCCTGTCTAGTTTGAGGTCGGCCCCGGCCCCTGTGCAGCAGGCGGTAACTACGCTTCCTCCAGAACAGCAGGCGTATTTCAACCGACCCAATCAGACTTGGGATTGGAACCGCATGCAGCGTGATGCTGCGGCGTCTGGCATGGGCTTGAGCCAGTACATGGCAACCAATTGGCCGCGCATTACCTCGGGGCAGTATAACACTCAGGCGATGGCCCAGGGTGGCGCGTTGAGTGCGGTGGCCCGGTTTGCTCGTGGCGCAGGCACTGGCCGGTCTGACGAAATTGATGCAAAACTCTCCGATGGGGAGTATGTAATTGATGCAGAGACTGTTGCCATGTTGGGCGATGGGTCTAGTAAGGCTGGCGCTGAAAGGCTTGATAAGATGCGGGAGGCAATTCGCTCACATAAGGGTAAAGCCCTTGCCAAAGGCAAATTCAGCCCTGACGCTAAGTCCCCTCTGTCATATCTGAAGGGAGCCGCGTGATGAGTTTATTTGAGGGAACTCCCAGGACTGCGACATCTTATGTGCAATCCACTACGGAAATGCCGAAGTGGATGCAGGACGCGGTTTATAACCAAATCCAAGTGGCGACTAATCTTGCTAATAGGCCTTACGAAGAATACCAGCTTTCTGGGGAAAGGGGTGTAGCGCAACTCACTCCGCTTCAGCAGGCGGCTTACAGCAAGGCTGCCACCAACGCTGGCGTTGGGTTTACCTATGACGCGCAGGGAAATGTAACCGGCACTCAGTTTGGCACTCCGGCCCATATGGGGACTTTGGGTAGTGCAATTTCTGGGATGGAAGGCTTTTCCACGCGAGGGACCGCTGATCAATTGCGCGCTGAACAAGCCAGATATTTGCGACAGGATTTGGTTAATAAAAATCTTGATGCTGGCCAGGAATTGTTTGGCCGCGCTGGTGCTATGGATGTCGTTGGTGCTGCCCAGCCTGCGCTTTCTCGGGCTTTTCAGCAGGACATTACTGGCGCCGCCCAGCCTTATCTTCAGCGTGCAGCGGCGCAAGATGTTATGGGGGCTGCCCAACCCTATTTGAGCCAAGCGGGCAGTACAACGGCCCAATCTTTGGCAGAGCGAGCGTTGACTGCCGCAGACCCCTATTTGCGGGCTGCGGGGCAAACGTCAGCCTCTCAGGTTGGGCAGTATATGTCGCCCTACCAGCAAGGTGTCTTGGATGTAATCGCCAAGCAGGGTGCGCGTAATCTCAGCGAAAACTTACTGCCGCAAGTGTCTGATGCGTTCATCAAGGCTGGCCAGTTTGGTTCTAGCCGCATGGGCGAGTTTGGCAGCCGGGCAGTGCGTGACACGCAAGAGGCTATCCTCAACCAGCAGGCCCAGGCGGCGCAGCAGGGTTATGCCCAGTCGCTCCAGGCAGCCCAGGCGGATCTTGCCCGGCAAGGGCAATTGGCTGGCACGGTTGGAAGCATCTCTGGTGCGGATCTTTCACGCATCCTTCAAGGCGGCGCACAGTATGGCAATCTCGGCCAGACTGCTGGTCAGTTGACCGCGCAGCAGGCAAACATTCTGGCAAACCTCGGCCAGACCAGCGGGCAGTTGACTGCCCAGCAGATGGCGCAGTTGACCAATCTGGGTCAGACCCAAGGCCAATTGACCAGCCAGCAGATGCAGAATTTGGCCAACCTCGGTCAGATGCAAACGACGGCGGGTCAGGCGCAGCAGCAGTTTGGTCTGACGGCAGCCCAGCAGGCGCAGCAGGCTCAAGCGCAGGATTATGCCCGGCAGATGTCTGCGTTGCAGCAGATGGCTGGCATGGCGCAGCAACAGCAGCAGATGGGCTTTGCTGACACGGCCGCGCTGGAATCGGCCGGCTTGGCGCAACAACGGCAAGGCCAGCGTAATCTTGACGCCGAGCGTGCTGAGTATGAGGCCCAGCAATTGTATCCGCGTCAGATGGCTGATTTCTTGTCAACGCAAATTCGCGGTATGGCGCCGATCACGCCGCAGGTTCAGACTGGCAGCCGTTCAACTTCTGGTGATCTGTACTCGCCTTCTCCGCTGTCAACTTTTGCAACGGGTCTTTATACTGCCAAGGGCCTTGGCGCTGTTTAAGGGAGTTTGAGGTTATGGGTGCCATCAGAGACTTTCTGGATAGTGTTGGCCGCACAAAAACTGGCTATGCTGGAACCAATATTCCAGGGCCGCCGCCTGTTGCGCCACCGGATCTAACGCCTACACAGATTACGGATGCACTGCGCGATGTTCTTAAAAAGAATATCGGTTTTGGCGGTGGAGATGGCACGTTTTCTAGCACTGGCACTAGTAAGGCAGGCAGCGAGCAAACGGCTGCTGAAAAGTATGCTGCTGACAAGGCCGCTTTTGACGAGACACTCAGGAAGTATCAGCTAGACCGCAGGGCGTATGAGCAATATCAGGGCGACGTTAATGCTCGTCTTCGCAGTTTCAATCCTTACGCTGACGCGCAATATCGGATTATGCCGACCAACACGGGTGCGCCCGTTCCCACGCCAACAGCGCCGGCTGCTCCAACGAAGTTGAATGCGCCCACTTACGGGGCAATTCCCATCACGATGTCTACGCCAACTGATCAGGGCGCTGCCTATAAGCAGATGCGCGACTTTGGCTACACGGATGCCGATATTCGTGGCGCAACTTCCAAGATTACTGGCAGCCCTACTGATCAAAAATGGGCCGATATCCTTTCGGCTGGCTATTCGCAGTATGCGCCGGCGGTGCAAGGTGCTTATCAGCAGCTTGGTCGATCTGGCTTTGGTGGTGGCGCCGAGCAGATTGACACGCCGGGCTATTCATATTGGCTGAACCAGTTGAGCAGCGGCGCGGTAAGGCCGGAAGATTTGAACCAAGCTGTTTTGACGGCCGGGCGCCCATCCAATTACGGTGAAATTCAAAACATCTACCAGCAATACTTCAACCGCACGCCGGATCCGAGCGGCACCCAATATTGGGGGCAGTCTGGCTTGACGGGCAGTGCTTTGCAGAATGCCATTATCGCTGGCGCGCAGGGGCCTGACCTTGCGTATTATCAGCAGAATTTTGGTGGCGGCACGCAGCAGCCAATCAATCAAGTGCCAGATCCATATTACGCTGGTGGGCCGGGTGAGGGTGGCGGTGCTGCCCGCGGTGGGTATATCAGCAAGTATGCTGAAGGCGGACGGGTGCGGACGCACTACCAGACGGGTGGTCGGGCTGATGAAGGTAACCTGGATGAGCTTGATGCGTTCTATCGCGATCCGCGCAATTTCACACGGCCTCAAAGCGCCCCAATTCGGCGCAGCCCTGCGGCGTCGCCTGTTATGTCTCCATCTGATCCTGGGTATCTTGATAGGATAGTTTCTCAACCCATAGGTGCCAACCCTCGCAGCGAAAGAAACATTCTTGATCCAAATACAAGTTATGGAAGAATGTATCCAGCAAACGCACCGCGCAGGGCACCCCCTGAAAATCTTATGCCAATTGAAGGCGTGGGGGCAGGTGCGGAAATAACCGGCGATGCTCCCCGTCGTCTTGAGGGGCTGATGCCTATTGAAGGTACTGGGGAAGGAATGCCTATAGTTGCTGCGGTTCCGACTGCTGAACCTACTGGCAGCACTCCAGGTGCGCCTACGCCAGCGGGCGGTGGTTCTTTGCAGGACATGCTGGCGCGCTACATGAGGGCATCAACTTCTGGTGGATCTGAATTGGCCGATGCCCGCCGTCGGTATCAAGCCGAGAGCGATGCATTTTATGGTTTGATCCGGCAAATGGCAGAGCGTGGCGAAAGCCCCACTTCGCGGTCTGAAATGTATTTCCGGCTTGCGTCTGCTTTTGGTTCGCCAACTCGCACTGGTTCTATGGGCGAAACGCTCTCCAAGGTTGGCGAGCAGATGAGCGAATACACTAAGGGGCGCCGGGCTGACGAGGCAGAACGTCGCAATCTTATGGTCCAAGCTCAGCAGGCGCGCATGGCTGGGGCTCGTGAGGATCTTACGACAACCCGCGCCTTGGCAGCGCAGGAAGCCACAGAGCGTAGAACGCTCAATACTGCGCTTCTGCAAGAATACATCCGTTCTGGTCAGCCGCAGTCTAATGCTGGCCGGATGGCGCGGGATGCTGGTTTGACCCCTGGAACTCAAGCGTTCCAAGATTTTGTGACTAGACACGCTGAACTGGATGTGCAGCGAGCCCAGCAGTTAATCCAAGCGCAAAATGAAAATCTTACCTTGCGTAGGGAGGCTGCGGACAGGCTTTCTGCGACAGAGATTAAGCTTGCCGATGAAACCTCACAAAACATTTCATCTGCCAGAGACAATGCCATTCTGTTAAGGGAAGCAATCCGACTTAATCCGAATGCTTCGCCAAGTAATTTGACGGAAGGCGTTATTACTGATCTGCGCCGTCGCCTTGGCAGTACTGATCCGCTTGTTGTGAATACAGCTGACATTCGTAATATTTTGAGCCGCCTCACTTTGGGCAGCCTGAAGGAAACCTTCCCTGGCGCGATCAGTAACGATGAACGCAGGGCGTTGGAGGCTGTCAGCGGCGTGACTGCAGCATCCCGCGAGGAGCGTGCGCGTATTATGCAGCGTGCCTCTGATGCTCTTGAACGCATTGTTGAACGCAATGAAACGCAACTTCGTCGGATTAGGTCTGGCGCGTTTGGTCGGATTGAGCGCGAGCAAGGAGGCACACAGTGACGGATGAAGAATATGACCGCGCCCTACTTGAGCGTGATCCGTTTGCCGCTCCGCCATCCCGCCTTGGCGTAAGAAATGTCCCAACGCCGAGCAATGAGCCGCTAGACAACGAATACTACCGGGCGCTTGTTGGCCAAGGTTTGTTGATGGGCTGGGGCGATGAGGCGGAAGCTTGGTTGCGGTCTAAGCTTGGCAACCGCGCGTATGAAGATGAAGTGCGCGACATTCGCAAGCGGTACGCAGAGTTTCAAGAGCGCAACCCTACGGGCGCCAATGTTGCTGAGTTTGTCGGCGGCGCGTTGCCTGCTGTTGGCTCTTTGCTTGCCGTTCCCTTTACGGCTGGCGCTGCTGCCCCTGCGGCTGCGGCGGCCACGGCTAGGTCTGCTGGCGCGTTAGGGCGTCTGGCGGGGCGCTACGCGCCGTCTATCGGTATTGGCGCTGGCACTGGTGCGGTCACCGGCGCTGGTACGGCAGACGAAGGCGACAGGGTGAATGAGGCAATTGTCGGCGGCCTAATCGGCGCTGGGGCTGGTGCGGCCATTCCGGCGGCCATGCAGGGCGTTAGCGGTATCCGCAAGATGTTCCGTGATCGGTTTGCTCGCAGTGAACCTGCCGTTACGGATGTTGCGGCCGAGCGGATTGGTAACGTCATGGAGCGGGCTGGGATTAGCCCGGCAGAGGCTGAAGCCAGGATTGCAGCGGATCGGGCGGCTGGTATTCCGTCAACTCTGGCTAATGTGGATCCCAAGCTTGCATCTGCTTTGGAGCGCGTTGCCGGGCGCAGTGAGGGTACGGAGCGTGAAGTAGTAGAACGCGTTGCCCCTCAAGTAGAAGGCTCTCGCTTCCGTGGGACGGTTCAGACCCAGCAGCGGCTACAGGCGGGTGACTTGTTCCAACAGGAAGAAGACTTGGCGCGTGATTTGCGGCGCCGAGCAAGCGAGAACTATCGGGCTGCATATGCAGTTGGCGATGTTGATGATGATGTTATTCGTCAATTGATGAATACAAAATCAGTCAGAGAAGCTTATAAAGACGCTCAAATTCTCGCGGAGCTTGACGCTGAAAAAGCTGCATCAAATGCCATTACATATGGCGGAAGAGTTGGAAACGCAGCCACCAGTCCGTCAGGTCAAGCCACATATGGTGGTTTGAGAGAGGCAGCACAGGGAGTTCAAGAATTTAATCCCGCTGATTTTGCTTTACGCCAAATTGGCGAAACTCCTGACGTTCGCACAATTGATTATTTAAAGCGTGCTATGGATGATAGGATTAGAGCATTACGTAGTTCGCCTGATACTACTGCTAAAGCACAGCTTGATGCTTTATCTACAATCCGAAACAATCTGCGTGATCGCACCAAAGAAGTTGTCCCTGAATATCGAAAAGCATTGGAGCAATATGCTGGCGATTTAGAAGTTCGGGATGCTTTGCGCCTTGGTTTTGAAGACTTCAACAAACTGCCACGCGAAGAAATTGAGAAGATGTTTAATCGTGCGCCAAATGCTGGCGGCATGAGTTCCGCTGAAAAAGATGCGTTCATCACTGGCGTCAATCGGTATCTATATGCTCGGATGATGGAAGCCCCAACGGGGCAAAATTCAGTTGGCAAACTGATTAGATCCCCGGAAATGGGCGCGAAGCTTCGCCCGTTATTTGGCAGCGATGATCGGTTTAATTTGTTTAAGGCTGCCTTAGAGCGTGAAGGCCAATTGTTTGAGCAGGGCACAAATGCGCTGAAGGCTGCGGTTCAAGGCGGCAGAATGCGCGCCGCTGGCGAAATCACTGATGATTCTGCGATTGGGCAAATGCTGGGCGATATGATGCACCAAAGCGCAAGAGGGACTTTAACCAGCATGGCGGCTCGGGTTGCGCGTAATTCAACCATCAGTGACGAGGCCGCGCAGAGCATTACCAACATGCTCTTGTCTTCCAAACCCGAGGAAGTCGCGGCGGCAGTGCGCGCTATTGAAAACTACAATGAGCGTGCGGCCCGTAGTGAATTGACGGGCCGTCGCCGCGAGATTGGCGCTGTTATGGGGTCGCAAACTTCAGCAACTCAAAGGTTGGAACCCCGAGAGGATGTTGAGCCTGTTAGGTAGTTTCGCCGGCATAGAACTTTTCCAAAATCGGAGCGAGGGCGGCGGCATCAAACTCGCCGCCTTCTTCTTTGTCCACTCGGCCGATATAGATTTTGCCGGGCTCTAGGTGCGTGGAGGGGGCAATGAAGAGATTGCCGATGCGGATGTGCCAGATGCAAGCTGGCGCGTATTTCTGGGTCATTTTCGGCCTATTGTCTCGTTTTGTTGGATCCTGATGTCGCTGTTCCGGTAGGTCCAGCATTCGCGGGTATCGTCTTGGAAGCAAACCCAGAGAAGATCTGCCTCTGGCCCGTAATCAATCACAAGATGCGCCCAGGCTTTACCTCTCGGTGTTATCACTGGAAGGGGCGGGTTCAGTTGTTGAATCATTTTGGCTTTCCATCATGGCGGCGGCCTTTTCGACTGAGATAATCAGGCTGGAGAGTTTGACGTTGCAGACGGTGGCGAAGGTCACGAGGTGGGCCCAGCTGGGTGATCCCCGGCCGTCCTCCCAAGATGCTACTGCCGATCGAGATACGTTCACCTTCCGGGCCAACTCAGTCATGGACCAGTTGCGGTATTTACGCGCCGCGCGGAGGGAAACTCCCAACGCGCGTGCGTAAAGATCATTTTTTGCCCGTGGCATTAAACGGCAAGCATCTTCTCAAGGAAGGCTGCCCCCTTGGAGGTGATTAAAATTTGGACCTCGCGCTTGTCGCCTTTCTGCTCGCGCACGCGCCGCAGGAGGCCCTTCTCTTCCAATTTGTTTACGGTGCGAGAGATTGCCGCCGCCGACACCTTCAGCGCCTTAGCTGTCTCGCTAATGAGGGGCGCATCGTCCATGATGTCTGCGTGCAAGAGGATCTTGAGGCTCAGCGTGCCGAGTTTGCCGGCTTTGCTGAGTTGGTCAAACATGACGATTGCTCTGTCTAGGGTGTTCATTTTTATCTCCTGTCTACGCGTCTGCTGACGCCTGTTATTACTTCGTAGGGGTTGATGCTGCGCTTGCTTTTGCAGTCACAGCAAAGACGGTTGTGATTACCTTCTGAGTCAAATTCTTTCCGGCAGCACATGCATGGCCTGGGGCGCAGCATGGGCTTTGGGGCAACGTGCAGCCCGGCTTGCTTGCGGGGCGCTTCTGGTGGCGCCGGCACTCTGTAAAGCTGCCGGTTCCTGATTGATCTGATGGTGCGATCAGAGACATCAAACCGCTTGGCTAGCTCGTGGCTTAACTCTGCGCTTTTGCGGATTTCATCCACCTGCTCATCCGTCAACTTTCTGTTGAAGTAAGCGGCCTTACTCATAAGCTCTTCACCACGTTGTAGAGAACCAGCAAGATCAGGTCGATCATTCCTTTTCCCCCAGCAGCGCGCGTGTTTCCGGCTTCAGCTTATCCCAATCGCCGCGCCAGACATGCTTCGCCAAATCCTGCACAGCAGCGCGCAGCTTTTCGTTCTCGACTTGGATCATCTGCCCAATCTTTGCCGCCTCCTCTGCGCCGAGTGTCAGTCCGGTGGCAGCATAGATTTTATCTGCGATGTCAATCATTCCTTTTCTCCTAGCGCGGCGCGGCATATATCATCTATATACCCAAGCGCGGCACTGCACTGGTCAAAGGTCCGATCCCCAGATCGCCCCATTGCGTGTCGATGCACAGCTTTTAATGCTAATTGCAATTCCGCGATGCGGGCGTTCAATTCTTTTATGCGATCATCTGCCTCTGAACAGATGCACCAAACAAGGCCACTACTCATCTTTCTTTCCTCCAGATGTGTTTCCAATTTCGCAATGCGGTCTGCGGCTTCTGGACCATCCGGTTTTAAATACCAGTATGTCTTTTCTCCCATGTGTCGCTTATCAATCAGCGCATCAAGGGCGGCAATCAGATTAGACGACGAAGGCGGGCAACCATTCATCACACACCATTGGTGATAAGCCATCATCCATTTGGCGTCCTCTTTCCTAATTGCTTCCTGCTTTTCCAGCGCCTCTTCCAGTTCTGCGATGCGTCTCTTCAGCGCATCATACGTCACCTCGCTCATCTCACGCCTCCGATAATACTGCGACAACAATGCCGTATGCCTGGATCACTTCGCCTGCCTCTATTGCTGATCGGGCGTCCGCCAATGCCTGCCGCAACCTGCCATTCTCAGCCAACAGCAGCCGGGCTTCAGCTTTGGCCTGGACAGCCTCTGGGCTGGTGCTGGTGGTGGGTTGCGCTTCAATTAGCATGATGGGCCTCCATGACCGCTGTTAGGGCTTCCTGGGCATCCTGGCGGGTGGGCCAAGGGTAGCCGTGAAATGCCCCCGAGGGGGCGTTGATGATGAACCAAAACTGTCCAATAAGCTTGATCATATGACCAGATCCGCAAACAGGATCAGCATGATGACGGCCCCCATCAGGAGGCCGCCGCCGATTATCTTAAGAACTTTCACCGCCAATCCCTCCGGATCTCGCGGGCTTCCGCACGAAATTCTGCCGCTAAGGCGAGATTAAATCCGCCAAGATCAGGAAAAAAACGGCGCAATTTCAAGCCTGTAGTTTGTAATTTACGCGCTCGCGTGATTAATTCGCGCCGCCGCGAAATTGCGTCATCCCGCTCCATCTCGTACCGATACCAATCCTCGGCGACCTGCCGGTCAGCCATGGCGTTGTCTGCGTCAATCAGCATGTCTTTCCACGCGCCCATGGCTCAGGCCCCCCCGACGCAGGTCAGCGGCGGCGCAGGCGCGGTTCCAAGAACCGTTGATGCGGTTATCTTCTTCCTCAGCAACCGCGCGGGCTACCAAATCACCAAGCAACTCGCGGATGCTGTTGATGATGTCGTCACATTCGTCGGTGCGGTGCATCTGGCGGATCTCAAGGAGGCGCTCCAGATAAGCCTGGGTGGCGAACACCGCGCGCTCTGCAATGGCAACGATGGGGTGATCGTCGGCAGCATCCAGCTTCGCCAGCTTGGCCTTGATGTCACCTTCGAGGTTGAAGTTACCGATACCCATTTTAATCTCCTGTCTGTTTGCCGTTTCGGCTTGTTTGCAATGACAGAACTTTACTGTTGCGTTTCGCGACAGTCAACATAAAAGATGGAAACTAATTTATTTTTTATGGGTGTTGACAGCCCGTCAAAATGACGACTAGGATGGGGCTATGGCTATGCGCTCAACCCGAGATATTGTTGCCGCCCTAGGTGGCACTAAATATGTGGCAGATAAGATCTGTGTGGATCTACATATTGTAGATAATTGGCTGCGCCCTGGCCGCAGGATTGGCGCAACCTATTGGCTTGATATCTTGGAGTTGGCGCGCCGTCAGAAATTATCTTGGATCACGCCGCAGCTACTTAGAAAAGCCCATGGCTCTTATTCGACAGGAAGGCCGCAACGTGAATCCATTTGAACAGCATGGCATTAAGCATCTTAGCGCTTCGAGCCTCAACACTTGGGCAGCAGAGCCTGCCATGTGGGTGCTTCAAAAGCTGGCCGGCAAGCAAACGCCCGCAGGGTTCGCAGCGCATCGCGGCACCGCATCAGAAAGCGGCATTGTCAGCGGTCTTCTCAATCCTGACATGCCTATTGTTGAAGCGCAGCAGATTGCTTTGGACCAATACGACAATCTTTCGGGCATGAGTAAAAACCCCAAGGCAATCAAAGAGCGTGCTGCCATCCCAGGTATCGTGGAACAGGGGATCAAGAAGCTGCGCCCTGCGGGTATACCTGATGAAATTCAGCAGCGCATAGACGTAACGCTGCCTGATATCCCGGTGCCTTTTATGGGGTTTGTTGATGTGGGCTGGACCAAAAAACATGGCATCCGCTTGGATATCAAGTCCAAAATCCGCATGCCGTCCGATATTGAGCAGGCTCACCGCCGACAAGTCGCTCTCTACATTCACGGCACAAATAACACCGGCCGCGTTGCTTATTTTACGCCAACACAAGAGATGGTGTTCGCGCTGGAAGACGCGCCGCGATATGTTGAGGAGTTGCGTCAGATTGCAATTCGGTTACAGAATTGGCTTTCGCTGACCGACGACAAAGAGCGGCTCATCCGTTCATGCGTCCCGAATTACAACAGTTTTTATTGGGCTGATGAGTACACTCGCCAGCTTGGTAAAGAGGTTTTCGGTGTCTAGCCGAAAAGCGGTGCGGCGCTATCCGCACATCACGTCTTAAACGAGGTAAACGATGTCAACGTCAATCACGATCAAAAACGTCCGTCTGGCTTACATGCACCTGATTGAACCGCGTGCTGCGGCTGAAGGTGCTGAGAAAAAATACAGCGTCACGCTAATTGTTCCAAAGACCGATAAGGCAAATCTCACGGCGATTAGCGCCGCCTCAAAAACCGCAAAAGAAGGGCGTTGGGGCGCCAAGCCGCCGACAAATCTTCGTTCTCCAGTGCGGGATGGCGATGAAAAAGACGCTGAAGGTAATTTCGTGCGCGGCGAAGAGTTCCGCAATTCATATTACATTAACGCCTCAAGCAAAACACCCGTTGATGTTAAGATCATGATGGGTGGTCGGATTGTAAATTGCCCGCCAGAGCATCTTGTATCAGGGTATTATGGCAGTGCCCTTGTGAACTTTTACGCCTACGAAAACCCAATGAACAAAGGCGTGAGCCTTGGTCTGAACGGGCTGACCATCACCAAGCGCGGCGAACCCCTCGGCCGTCGTTTGGATTGGGAATCGACGATGGAAGGCGCTGAAGATTTCGGCGGCGCGGCGGTCTCTGCCGGGATGGAAGATTTTGGCGCGCCTGCTGGCGACCAGATCCCCTTCTAAGTAACGAAGCCCCTCCCTTCACGGGGAGGGGTCTTTCCCCAACAATAGAAGAGTTCTGGAGGGTCCATGGCCGATATCTCAGCGTTCCCTGATCGCCTCAGGCCGAATGCAGACGCCATGTTTGACGCGCTGTCATTTTGGTTTGGGCTTTGCACTGAAGGCGAGATTGAGCTGGGTTGGCGTGACCCAGCGACGAAAACGCTCAATCGGTTCAAGCGCTTCCCCCTCACAGATATCGAACCCCTGGTGACATTCGCATACGAGGTCAACATCCAGCCGGGCGCCAATGTGTATTTCAGGGTCTGCACCCTGAAAAGTTTGCCCGGTTCCACCACTGACGAGCACTTCCTGCAGGCCCCAGGCGCTCACATTGACCATGACGATGCGGCGAGCGTTGCCCGGCTGTCCAGCCACCCGCTTTCTCTGAAGCCCGCCTACTTGGTGATAACCGGGCGCGACCCAGAAGTACGTGGTCAGACATTCTGGCCGGTGGATGAGCCCATCACAGATCCCGCCATCGTGCGCGAATTAAACGGCGGATTGGCGCAATTTTTCGGCGGAGATCCCGCCGTGGTCAATCCAACCCGCCTCATGCGCTTACCCGGCAGCATCGCATGGCCTGTGAAGAAGGGCCGGAAGGTTGCTGAAATCACACAGCTTTTATGGCCCGCAGATCAGCGCAGCAAGCGGCTACACGTTAATGTATTGCTGAACGTCATTCGCGCCGAAATTTCGCCGCTCGGCGTAAATTCTCAGCCGTCCGGCGTAAATTACGAAATGCCCGCCGCTAATTCGGCCGTCGGCGAAAT